TTCATTTATTGCATTTATCTGCATACAAAAATAGTACAAATACTTATTATTTGCAAGTTATAACCGTAAAACAAGGTACTTTGAAAGCTATATAACGCTTTCTTCATAATGGAGTTGACAAAATATTAATTTCTCGTTAAAAAATAGATTGGAGGTACATTTGGAGTTACATTTGGGGGTACAGTGAAAAAACAAAATGTGAAGAAAGTTTGATGGTTTGGGGGTACAAAAGTAGGTTCAAATTATACGTATATTAGTATAGTTAGTTTCTTTACGTAATTATAAAAGATGCTATTTTAAAAGATTAGTGTATACATAAGGAAATTTATATTTTACATATTTATTTTGTAATACACTATAAACCAGTAATTTAAAACAATATATTTAGAAAAGTATCAATAAAAGCATATATGTGGAGTAAATAAGTCATCAAGATTTTAGTTTCAAAGTATTATTTAAGATAATTAATGAAAATGTAAAGACTATACCGTGGATAAAAAAACGATAGCCACGGTATAGTTTGTAAAAATAATCAAGAATGATTGATTTAACCTGAACTTTGATTTTATATTTTATTACAAAAAGAGTCTTGTTATAATTGATTTATAATTAAATTTTTATTTGCTCCAATATTTAGCTGCGTCCATAATATAAACTTCCAGATTTGGGTCGCTATGTGTCGTTGCGTAACATCCTGCATCCTCTTTAGAGTATTCAGGTGTATAATAAGACACATAAACTCGATTAAATGGGTGTACTAAATATTTGTCATGATAGTATATCCCAATAGATTTTAATTCTTCTTTATTCAGCTTCTTTTTAATGTAAACTTTAATATCAACTTTTTTTAGTTGTACATTCATTTTTATTTTAGGACCTTTATTAAGATCTATTTCAGGAAGTGCTTTTAATGCATATATGGAGTCATAATATGGAGTTCTTAGTTTGGTATATTGAATAGTTTCATCATATTGTAAATTTTTTGTTGTTTTAATTTCATCATTAACTGAATTTGCTAGAATTATTAATCCGAAAATTATTGTAGTCAAATAAATGGCAAACGACCTTTTTCGGGTTTGTTTTCTATTATTTTTTATCCAAAACAAACTTATTTTAGGATTAAAAATGCCAATAAAAAGCAAGCATGAAGATGCTGCAAGCAATATACATATAAAAACTTCCATGTTATTTTAATTTTTTCTTATAAAATCTCTTATTTTTCTTACAGTCTTGTATCCAGCTTCACGAATAAACACTCCGGCAACGCATATAATTATCAGTGCAATTCCTTTTAAAATATCTTCCCAGGTCATTATTCTACTCTTATTACTCCGACTACAAGGGCCACATGATAGATGTGGTCTATTGCAAGTTCGAATGGTTCATAATCTTTGTTATCTGATACGATGGTGACATGATCTTTGTCTGTTCCCGGCTTAATTCGCTTGATAAGCGGTCCCTGGTCAGTGTCCAACACATATACTTTATTCCACTGAAAGAAGAGGTGCTGAAGGTTTAGACGTTTGCAGGCTACAATGTCGCCACTGTTATATCGAGGATACATACTGCTTCCTTTCACTCCGATAAGGAAGTCTGCTCCCTTGAATGAGGGGATGGTGTATCGGTCACATTCATATTCCATAACTGACTGATCACCGGTGAAGGCACCGGCCATGGCATTAATCGGGATAAGTGGTATCCCTTCATTTGATTCAGTGCGATGCGCTACTGGTATTTCTTCGTTTTTCATGTCTGTATTTTGTGATATAATCATGTCTCCTTTTCCTGTAAGTAGCCATGATGGTGAAACTTGCGGAAATCTGGCGATAAATCTCGCCATTACATCCTCTGTAATACTTGATTTACTTTCCAGCGTACCTCTTGAAACGCCTATTTGTGTATAGAACTCCCTTTTGCTTATGCCTAAAGTTTCGGCAAAAGACAAAATTCTTTGTTTTATTGGCGAAATATTTTGCTTTTCTTCTTGCATGTGGCGAAATATTTTGTATATTTGCAGGGTATTTAGAAAACTAAAGATGGGCGCAAAGATAATAAATATATCGTTTCACCCAAGATAATACGCTGATATTAACTACTTAAACATAGAATTTATGGCAGAAATCTTAATGAAACACGGTGATCGCCGTGAGTTGGCGAAAAAGTTTGACGTCAGTCATGTCACAATTATTAGTGCATTGAAGTTTCGCACGCATAGCAACGTGGCGAAAATGATCCGTAAGGCTGCACTTGAAATGGGTGGTGTTCTTATGGGTGCCAAGAGTCTGAAGGAAGCAAGTAATGAATATAAGTCTGAGCAGGAATAAAAAAAATAAAGTATGGAAAGTGCAAAAATCAATTCACAAAAGTATGTAAGAAAGACCTTTCGTTTAGACGAAGCTGATTCAAAAGAATATAAAGACGTATTGAAAGAATATGCGGAGTGTATGGAGAAAGTAAGAAATGGAGAAATGAAAGATCCTGAGTTTTGGAAATCTTATTTGAAAGAAACAAGAACTAATCTACATATGATGTATGGGTTTTATATTTCTTATTGCGAGAAGAACGGTATAAAAAAACGTCTTACTTACAGAACTTTTTACATGCAGTGTAGAGGGTATCGTACACTGAAGAATAATGTTATTGAGGCTTTGTCTTTTGGAATATTAGCCTTACGTGATAAAAATTCAACAGGTGCTATCAATGAATAACATACAAGAAAATGAAAACATATAGCACTAATAAGTATTGCCAGCGTCTGGCTAATTACTTGGTATTGTATGGGTATCCGTTTAGTTATGACGGTTCCACGATTGAGTTTACCGCTACTAAGCGGTTTGTTGAAGAAATACAGAACCTCGATAAGGTTCTCGCTAAGATTAAGTTTGTTGTTAAATGATTCAATATGGAAAATACAAGACGAATAACAATAGATATTACGGCTGTTGGAGAACCCTGCAAATTAGGGATGTCAGTTGATTATGTGAAAAGAACCGTATATGTAGATTACGAGGAGGTATATTCTGATAGGATTTCAGTTCGAAAATATAGTTACCTTGACGAATCCGACCCTATCAGAAATTTGGAAATTTCTTTGTTAGGACTTAAAAAGAAACAACACCGAGAGGATAGCAGAACTGATTCCAGCAAGTTTGTTGGCTTTTTCAAGAAGATCCGGAGAAAGATGCTGGCTAAAATTGATTTTGTTGTTAAGTAACATAATATTAACCATTTAATTTTTTTGATTATGAAAAAGAGCATGAAAAGAAACCAGCGTCAAGGACTGACGCTGGCTCAGCACATAAGAGATAGAAAAAGAAGCTTATTTATTGAGAAGACTTGGAATTGCATTCGCCATCATTCTTCGAGACTTCCCGAAGGATGGCTTGCAACGCCGAATATGCTTCAAATTCTCGACGCATAAAAAACCCGGAATCACCAGTATCAAATAGAATATTATGAATTCTATTCAAAGCGTTTTGCTGTTCACGGTTAAGAAATTCATAGAAATTCTTTTTGTAAACAGTTTTGTTCTCTGGGTGTTCCGAACAAATAAAATCGAGAAATGCTTCTTGAAGAGTTTTTAAACAAGCTGTATTTAGAGCAGTTTCTATTATCAGATTGTTAACCTGCTCTTTTATAGCTTTTAATTCTTTAGAATATTCTTCCATGATGATAAATGATTGATTAGTACGCTACAAATGTAGCAAAAACCGTCCGTCTGTGAAGATATGACGGTCTTTAAAAACAGAAAGATTATGAAAACAAGAAATATGCTTATCGCAATACTCGCACTTGCAGTGGCGAACACCTTCACGGAAGGATGGCTGAATATAGCCGGAATTTCTCTTTTGTCTGTGTCTCTTATCCCGGTTGTAATCAGGATGGACAAGAAAAACAGATAACTCACACGCAGCTATAAGGACCTGCACGTTCTCAGGATGACGATTTGCTCATGATGGTTAGTTTTATTGGTTAGTAATCTTCAGTAGGTATCAAAGGGCAAAAAGATGCAGGTGGCTTAGTTTCAGGTTCGAATCCTGAAGCTGCACTAATCAGAAAAAGAATAATATGCCTCACTATAACAAGGAAAACATATTGGTAGTCACGAAAGATGAAGTCCTTCAGGCAAGAGATACGAACGGGAAACCGTTTTTTAAGGACTGGAATAATCTTAAAGTAACTCTATACCGCTATGAGAACAAGACGTGCGGCATCAAGCGCGCCGATCGTGGAGGTGGACGTGGATGTGTGGTTACCATCGTGTTCGACAGTCTTCCGCAAGAGATTCAGGACGCTATCGGAGACCCTCGCAAGAAAGAACACATCCTTCTGGATTATTTCCAAATTGACCAGTACGCAGTGGATTATTACAACAACTACCGCACTCCTACCGGAGAGCTGAAAGACTCGCAGAAACAAGCATACGTCACCACAGCCAGTCTTTTGAATGCCGGCCTTGCGCTTATTCAGGCCCGCCGAGCAGAATGGCTTGGAAAGGGAAAGAATACCGTTCGCGGGCTGGAAGCTTCCGTATGCGAAGACCTCCGCACGTTTGCACCTGTGCTTGTCCGCAAGTTCCATCGCGAATACAACCTTCCGGAGAACATGATTCGTCTGCGTGAGAAACTTCGTCACTATTCCTCATTGAACGGGCAGGAGCGTTATGCTTCGCTGATTAAGGGCGTGTTCGGAAACCAGCACGCAAGCGTGAAGACACTTGCACAGATGCAGCTGCTGGAAAGCATGTTCATGAGTCAGAAGCATAAGCCTACCCCTACCGAGGTGGCCAACCAGTACGATGCGTTCCTTAACGGATACGTGGAAATCATCAACCAGGGAACAGGCGAAGTGTACAATCCGAAGGAATACGGAAAGCTCAGTCTTCGCACAATCACCGCTTATCTGGACACCTGGCACAGCAAAATCGTGACATTCAGCAAGCGTGCAGGTGACAGACAGCGATTCATTGCCGAATTTATTCCGGGAGGTTCCATGCTGAATCCAGAATATGCAGGCAGCATCATCTCCGTGGACGACCGTAATCCTCCATTTTGGTACGAAAAACGGAAGCGTGTATGTTTCTACTGCGCATACGATGTCGGTGCACAGTGCTTCACGGCATGGGTGTACGGGAAGACCAAGGAAGGCATCATCGTGGATTTCTACCGCAACATTGTGCGTAATTACACGGCATGGGGTATTCCTCTTCCTGCCGAGATAGAGTGCGAAAGCTCATTGAACGCTACTTATCGTAATAACATGTTGGCCGACGGTGGAATGTTCCAGTACGTACGTATGGAAGCCAACAAGGCGAGAGCTAAATACATCGAAAGAATGTGGGAAAAACTTCGCTACGATACAGAAAAAAAACGTGAAGGATGGCTGGCACGTCCGAATTCACTTCGAGAAAGCAACCAGAAAGGAGAAGATGACTGTCCGATTATCCCGTTCGATGACATTGTGTACGACTGCCTCACGGATATTCAGAACTGGAACAACAGTCTGCATCCCGACCAGGTGAAATACAAAGGAATGACGCGCTGGGAGGTGTTCACCGAGAACCAGAACCCGAATCTTCGTCAGGAGACAAACTGGAAGATGATTCTTCCTTACATCGGATACAAGACAGAGAGCAGCTGCAAAGCCGGGACCATCAAGCTACAGCGAAAAGAATTCTTCCTGGGGATAGACGGTGAGATAACCACGGGAGACGAACTTATTTCCTTGCTGGAACTTCTGGAAGGAAAAGAAGTAGACGTGTACTGGCTTGACGACAACGAAGGAAACGTGATGAAAGCACTGGTTTATCTGCGCGGAGGTGAAAGATGCATATGTGAAGCGATACAGAAGCCGAAGTTCCACCGTGCGAAGATAGAACAGACCGCAGAAGACCGAAAGAACATGGGCCTGGTAATGGCTTACATCAACACCTTCAGCGGTTATATCAGCCGAAGAAAGTCGGAAATTGACAAGGTAATGGTGATAGACCACCGCACTACTGTAGTCAATAACAAGTTTGTCATTCCCGGACTTGAACAGAAGAGACACTACGAAGATGACGGTGAGCCTGAAATACTGGAACCCGAAACGGTAGAACCTGAAACGGTAGAAACGGAACAGGTGGAAGTGCTCGATGAAGGCAATGATGAAAACCCGTTCGAAAGCCATTTGAAAGACATTCAAAAAGACGATAAACAGATATTGATTCAACAACTGACAAGTAACTTTTAAAGATATTAAACCATGATTGAAGTAAGTAAACAACTGATTGACATGTGTGTGAAAGCCCTTTTGCAGGCTTCAGAAAACTATGGTGGAACCGCAACACAGTTTGCACGTAAATATGGCATGAGCGCCAGCGTATGGAGTGAGATTAAGAACGGACGCACGGAAGGTAAGCTTTCTGCACAGAAATGGCTTAACATTGCATCCATTCTTGGCGTTCAGGTAAACAAACGCCCTTGGAAAATGGCACGTACAGAGGTTTTCAATGCCATTGAGCGCGGTGTGCTGGCTTGCAAGAACTACGGATGGGGAATGATATTCGTCGATAAATGCGCCATCGGAAAGACCTACAGCGCAAAGTTTCTGGCCAAGACGCAGAAAAACTGCTTCTATGTGGACGGTTCCCAGTGCAAGACAAAGATTCTTTTCACCCGCACGCTGGCACAGGTTATCGGCGTGGAATCTGCCGGACGCTATCAGGATGTGAAGATGCGCATCAAGAACGCGCTGAATGTGCTTGAAAAGCCCGTGGTCATCATCGATGAAGCCGGAGACCTGGAATATAACGCATTCCTCGACCTGAAGGAATTCTACAACGCCACGGAAGGAGCTTGCGGATGGTACATGATGGGTGCCAACGGACTTCGCAAGAAGATAACAGACGGAATCAGCCGCGAGTCAGTAGGATTTGAGGAAATCTTCTCACGATTCAGCGATGCCTACGCACACGTGGTACCTACCAACAAGGACGAACAGATAGAGTTCTACCGTCGACTGCTGACTACTGTGCTGTCTGCGAACATGGAAGACAAAACCAACCTTCAGAAACTTGTAAACCAGTGTCTCACCGTCAGCACCGGAAACAATATCACCGGTCTGCGACGTGCGGAAAAAATGTTAATCCTTAACTCATAACGATTATGGCAAGAGCATTATCAGTGAAAAACATCTACTCCCAGCGGTTCACCACCTTGCAGATGGAAGGTGCGTATCAGGAACCGTTCGGTGAGCCTTCCGACAACGGAATATGGCTTATCTATGGGAAGGAAAAGAACGGAAAGACCACCTTTGCCCTCCAGCTTGCACGTTACCTCAGCACCAAGAAAAAGGTGCTGTACGTGTCGGCAGAGGAAGGAGTGGAAATGGAGTTCACCCGTGCCTGTTCACGTGCAGGAATCACGGAGAAAGACCGTAACCTGAACTTTATAGGATACGAGCCGCTGGAAGAGCTGAAAGAACGCATCTCAAAGAAGAAATCGGCACGCATCGTCTTCATCGATAACATTACCATCTACAATGATGAACTGAAGGGAGGTGCACTCCGCGCATTGCAGCGTGAATATCCGAATCACCTGTTTGTGTTTATCGCTCACGAAGACGATACAGGAGGCGCACCTTACACCAGCAGCGGGAAGCTGTGCAAGAAGCTGGCAAAGATAATCTGTCACGTGGAAGGAATGAGTGCCCAGATAGCAGGACGATGCCCTGGAGGAACAGTAGTAGTGAATGAGGAAAGGGCCGCATTGTATTACGGAAATCAAGTAAAAGATAGCAATGAATACGACAACCAAGAGAATGATACCGAAATGGATGATTAAGAAGCTGCACGTGCTGTATGCACGCTACGGCTTGTCGGAGGAACAGTACCGCGCACTGATCCTGGAGCTGACCGACGGACGCACCGACACCACCAAGGGACTTACCTACGCCGAGTCGCAGTACCTGGCTGGTTACATCACCGGAGCCAACACCACCATCAAGCCGGTGGCCGAAAGGCTTATAGAGAAATCGCTGAAATGGCAGCGCAGCGCGGTGCTGAAACGCCTTCAGCAGATTGGAGTAGATACCTCTTCCTGGGATGCGGTAAACGCCTACCTTCGCAGCCCTCGCATCGCCGGGAAGCCTCTTTACGAACTGGACTGCGAAGAGCTGTCCGCACTGATACCGAAACTTGAATCTATTAAACGAAAACAGAATGGCTGAATACGACGTAAACGACCAGCGGATAAACCGCATTAACTACATCCTGGACGAACTTCCCCGCATAGAAGAACGCATCGACCGTATTAATGCGCAGATAGGAAGCCGAGAGATGACGGGACAGCAGTTCCGCAACCTGGTGGCCGAAAGAAGCACCCTCGTAAAGAGGTACGATGAACTGAATCGCGAGGCGAAGGAAAACTACCGCCTCGTGACCGGAAAGAATAAAGGAAAGATAACCTATAGCACGGAAGGAACGATATGAAGAAGAAATACAGAGTGTGGCGCGTAGTGATTAACGTACTTGGTCATCACCTGGCAGTGAGGTGCCGCCACGATACGGACAACCTTAGCGAAATAAGAGCATACTACATGCGCATCTATCGGAACAGAGGGCCTATACGGCTTTATTATACAGAATTTAATTAACCTTTAAAAACAAGTAATTATGATTGATTTAAAAGCATTGACCGCAGAACAGAGAGCAGCACTGAAAGCACAGTTGGAAGCAGAAGACAAGGCCGAAAAAGACCGTGTACAGAACGAACGCGAAGCCTACAAGCAACTTGTAGACCAGACGGTAAAAACATGGGTTGAAGGTCTTCAGGAGCTATCAAAGGAAATGGAAAGACTGAAAGAAGCAGTATTTACCGACTTTGCTACCCTTATCAAAACAAAGAACGAGCTGTTCAAGACGAAATCCGACCGTCAGAGCGACACGTTCACCACTTCCGATGGTACAATGTCCATCACTCTTGGAAACCGCGTAAACGAGGGCTGGGACGATACCGTAGAAGCTGGCATAGAAAAGGTGAAGGCGTACCTGAAGACGCTGGCAAAGGACGAAAACAGCGCAGAACTTGTGCAGGTTGTCATGGGCCTTCTGGCAAAAGACCGCAAGGGAGCCTTGAAAGCCAACAAGGTGCTCGAACTGGAGAAACTGGCAGCCACCAGCCGCGATGCAGAGTTCATCGACGGTATCAACATCATCAAGGCTGCATATCGCCCCGTACCTACCTGCCAGTTCATCCAGGTTACGCTGAAGGATGAAGAAGGAAAAGAACGTAAGTTACCGTTGTCTTTATCGGCTATGTAATGATTACTAACTATTGTGACGAGTGCGTAAACTTTCAGCCTGGAAAATCAGAAAAGAATCTTTGCGCACTCGCAAAGAAACTAAGTTTTAAAGCCCCCGAAAATATGCTTCAGGTTATGAGCCATGAATGGGGACACTATTTTGAAGGGTGCAAAGACTTTAAAAAGATAGAAGAAGATGGAAAAATACAGAATTGAAAGACAATTTATCAAAAAGCCTGCTCCTGCATACGCATTGAAGGTATCAGGATACTACCACAAGAGATTTCCAATTAAATCGCTTACCGAGCAGGAAGCAAAGGAAGTAATGGACGTAATAGAAAACTATTTGAACGACTTCATTTATATCGTTCGAAACTCTAAGAACAAACTTGGTGTAACACATAAGATAGAACGAACAGATAACCGAATTACGGTATACAATCATAATAATACACCTATAATCAGATTTTGTATTGAGGAGGGAAAGGAAGATGATTAACGACATGAAACCAGGGGAAGTCCGTCAGTTAGCCGACGGAACCCCGATAAAATTCCAGGAAGTAGCCAATATTACCAGCTTAGACAATCCGTGTCAGTATTGCGTGTTCGAGAATGAACGCTGCCAGGAACGTGCGATACTGCTTGGAGGATGCGACCCCATGACACGCGACGACGGAAAGTTTGGCATCTTCATTCACGCTGGAACAAATGCCTGACCTGTTCAAACCTCGCAGAGTGGCGGTGAAGATTCACTACAGCGCAATAAGCCAGTTTATGTTTCTCTGGGTGAAGTGGAACCGCCCCTGCGACTTATCAGTACAGCGTTCAACTAAATCTCCTGAATTGCTTGGTATATGTTTCGATGTGAAGAATAACGATACGCTCGACATGATGGAAGATTTAAAACGAAGTTTAAAAACCGAAATAATAGATTTATGATGGGAAACAAATTAGTAATAGTTCCTTTTGATTTGGAACTTTCGAAAGAAATAACCAATGGAGAAGTAGAAGGTAGAATTATTACACGCGTAGGGAATAGTGTAAGAATTTTATGTTATGATGTAATTGGAGATAAATATAATATATGCGGATTAGTCAATAGTGGGGAATCGGAGGAGCCTGAGGTTTTTACAGAGAAAGGATTATTATATGACGGCCAAACAGATGATTTAGACCTCATGCTTGAAATACCAGAATATCTTACATTTAAAATTGGAGATGTAATAACATTTGGGAATAAAGAAGATAGACTTTCCATAGGAATATTTATGAAGAGAGATATTAATACCTCCCATATATGTTTTGTTACATTAAGTTATCTGGGGAATTTGTCTTTCAATGATGCTGGACTTACTTATAATAATGCAAGACTGGCAACCGAAGAAGAAAAACAAAAACTTATTGACGCTCTCATATCAAGTAAACATCCAGAAGCGAAAGAATATTGTAAAACATTCTTTGGTATTGGAAAAGAGAAAGGATATGAGTTCAAGCCGTTTGATAAGGTATTAGTTCGTCAGTCAGAAACATGTAAATGGGAAGCATCATTTTTTAGCAATATAACTGAAGAAGTTCATAAATACAGATGTTGTGGTATGAACTATATGTTTTGCATACCATACAACGAACAAACCGCACATTTATTAGGAACAAAAGATAATTGGGAGGAATAATATGAGTGAAAAAGAGATTATAAAAAAGTTTTTAAATGAAAAGAATGGACAAATGTATTCCTCGCTAAAAACAGCAAAGGAAAGTACAAAATCTCCATACATATCAATGGTATGGATTAAAGATGAAAAAATAATTGGCAAGCAAGTTGTGTTTGCATATGGAGAAGGATGTTGTACAGTTAGAAGAGCGGATGAAATAATAGCAGAAAAAATACAAAACGTATGAACGCAAGAGACCAAGAAAAAGTATGCCATGAAGGTTTTACCATATTAAGAGCTGATGAAAGGAACGGAAAACCTATTATTAAATTTAAAGACATTAATAAACCTGATTCTTGGAGAAAAATGAAAAAGGAATTCAAGTCTAAAGCAGAACGTGACAGATACATGAAAGAGTTGTTTGAAGAAAATTTCTGGTACATTGAAGACTAACAAAAATCCCCGACACCGCAACCGGATGCCGGGGATTTTCATTTTTAATTATTTATTATTAATTAATTTAGGGTTCTCCCAGGTAATGACATATTGCCTCGTGTTGAAGCGGCGTAAGCGTGCGCTGCCCCTTTCTATAGTGAAGTTCATCAAGTCTTTTTTGCAGGTCTTTGTTCAGAACAATCCAGCGTCGAAGCTGGGTAACGGCACTGCGGGCAGAAGAGCGTGGAAAGTATCGCAGTGCAAGGTCAGTAAGATAAATAGCGTGCATAATGGTATGTTTTTCCATGTAAAGATAATAAAAATAATTAGGAATAAATTACCCCGCAGTAACTACGTGGCTACTACGGGGTAATAAACGGATTACCTTGCAGTAATTATGCAATTACTATGCAGTAATTACGGAAGCGGTTCTTCCTCTGTTTCCTGCTGCTTCAGGCTCTTCACCTTGTGGAATGTCAGGTTTGCCTTGTTCAGCTGTCCTTTCAGGCCGACGCCTGGACGGAACTGTAGCGTTACCTTCCGAATCATGGAAGTGGAATACGTGTCCTCCGTGTCGGCACCGTCGCTTCTGATCTGTGCCTGGAAGCTACCCAGATTTTCAAGCTTTACAATCTGCCCAGCTGCAATGTGCAGGTTAATGCGCTTCACCAGGGCACGGATTACGTTAAGCACGTCACCGTCTGTCAGTGTGGTGGCATAGGCGATTTCTTCTGCCAGTTCGTTGATTTCTACCGACCCGCTGGCCTGTGCCTTGGGGTAATACTTGTACACGTCCGGTTCTGCCGGATTCTTCATCTTTGCAATGCTGTAGTTAATTGCCATAATCTTTTGTGTTTAAGTGTGAATAATGTAGTTAACTTGTCATGACATTGCAAAAGTAGGTACGCTACGCCATAAAGAGTTGACAATTTGCTTTTTTCGTGCCGATTATGTATCTTTGTAGCAACAAAATCAAACAATTACACATGCGTAACGTAGAACTGACAAAGACAAGAGACAGAAAGATGGTGGAAATGTTTCACAATCTGTATGACGTGAAGCGTATCCGCCTGGATGATGTGCTTCGTCAGTTGAGCGAACGTGTTTTTTTCCTGTCTACAGACTACATCTATAAGCGAATATTCTACAACGTAGATAATCTGGCATATTACGAACAGCTAAAAAAAAGAGCCGGAAAGAAAAAAACTTCCGACTCTGCTCAGATGTCTATCGAATTTTGACATCAAACAAACTTCCTTCGGGCGTTGGCTTATTTGTTTTTCGCAATACTCCTACCTCTCTATTTTCATCCTGTGTAATCTGCCTCAGGTTGAGTCCGCTGAATTCCGACACATTTGTTTGAAAAGATACCCGGTATAAATTACCTGAACCTCCTGATTCTTCTCTGTTGGTACCGCTTCGCCGCATCTGGTGGAAGTTCTTTCCGTTTCGTCCGTGAAACATGAGTCCTACAAGCAGAAGAAGGTCAAGATACTGCAATGCTTCTTCCTGCATGGTCGCGCCTTCATAGGTGTCGCTGAATGTTTCCCAGAAGATGTGCATGTCTACCTGAAGGTTTGCGTTCTGCATCAGTTCGCCGGCATCGTCTATCTCCAGGGTGTTGAACTCAAAGAAGATGGCAGGCGTTGGGAAAGGGTGTTCCTCACTCAGATAATCTACCTGCTCGTGCCATAAGTCAATGTGCTGGAAGTCGGGCAAGGCTTCCAGTCTTTCGCGCAGTTCTGCGTAATCGTCCGGTATGTTTTCAATGAATTCCAAACGGTTTTGAACGATGTTCGAAAGCTCTTTAAATAGTTCGGTGTACATTTCTTTAATGAATAATGAAAATGAATAATAAAATCGTCACTCGCTGTACTTGTCGCTTACTTCGTCGGTAATGCGGTCCACATTCTCCAGATACATGTCTTCCAGTTCTGTCATCAGTTCGTGGCTTTCTCCGATAAACTGGCGGCGAGGAAGTTTCTTTACGGCCTTACCGAAGACCTTGATGTAACCGCCTTCGTTGTGTACTTCTGCGTATGGGAGGTCTGAGCCTACTCTTACCTGCTTTTCGCTTGCTTCGAACACGGTAATGCTGTTCATCAGGTTGGAACCCGGACCGATAAGAATTCCTCTCCTTGTAGCTGCGTTGCTGAAATTAAGTTTTTTCTGTGTCTTGCTTCGCCTGATCTTACCGGTCTTTCTGTCTCTCACATACTTTACGGATGTACGTTTTTCTCCATTGTACTGGAAGCCATACCAGGGGCTTCCTTTTTTGCGCCGTTCCACCTCCGGCCAGGGAGTTATACCGTTGTTACGGAATCCCTGACGGCGGAAGTTTTCGCGGAACTCGTCGACGGCCATCTTCCCAGCTTGTCGAGGAAGGTCTTCCTGTATGTATCGCGAAATCTTTTTTTCGATTTCACGCAGCATGTTTTTACTCATCGTCTTTCTTTTGTTTGCTTTCAAATTCCTTTACAAACTTGTCTACTGCTTTGCGGGCTTCCTTTCCTGCATCCTTGATGTAAGGATGTGTGTCGGTAAACATCTCGCCTGTAATGCCAGGATTCTTGTCAAGTCCGGGTTCCGGCTTGTCATGTCCTGAAGGTATCCTTCCTTCTGTTATCTTTTCGTCTGTACTTGTCAGGCCGCACTTGCAGTTCCACAGATTGCCAGGATAGTTGGTATTCCAGAACGGGTCGTCTGCCTTCCACACGCGGTTGTAGAATACGCGGTGACCTTCACGCTTGTTAACCGATACAGACGGAAGCCATTTCAGGTTTGGATACAGGTCTTTGTCTTTTTCAAACCGTTTCCAGTCGGCTGCAAAACGGGCACGACGGACGGCGGTGTCGTATTCCGTGCGTAGCCAGTTCACGTTGTATTCCTGTATGATAGGTTCCGTGTCCTTGCGGAACTGGTCGAACGATTTCAGCTTTCCTTCATCATCGGTAAGCTGCTCGTGCAGTTCTTTCTGTTGCTGGTGTGTCTTGAACGCGGCAAACACGGCTTCACTGTGTCGAAGTGCTTCCAGGAAATCGCGGTCGGGGGTTCCCCATTCTGGGCTTCCAAAAATGTCGAGCGCCTTTTCAAGCTGGTTGAAAGTGTGGGCAAACAAATCCGGCTCTATGTCTTTGTCTACATCAAAACCTTTTGAGCGAAGACGGTTCAGCACGCGGTCGCGTATCTTGTCGCTCAGCTTCATTCCGGCAGCTTCTACGGCCACAGAATGGGGCGAATGACCTTCTCCATAGTACAGCGTGTTGATGATACGTGAAAAGCCTTCATTCCTTACCTTTTCTTTTTTTTTATCGGGTTCAGGAGGCTCAGGGTCATTGTTTGGGTTTTGATTGTTGTTGCTTTTCCCGTTGTCTTTCATGTTCCCACCTTCCTGCATGCCTTGATTGGTTACCTGCTTGACAGCCGTAATAGGAAGGCCGGTCATTTCGGCCACTTTTTCGGGGTCGAAGTCAAAGGTATATGCCAGGTTCTTGATGGCTTCCACGTATTCCTTCAGTGTCATCGTCTCGTGATCATCCCATTCCAGACGGCATCCCTTGAACACAGCGTACACGGGGCTTATCTTGATAAGACGGGGTATAATCTCCTGATTGAATACATACTGGAAAAGAAGCTTGTCGGCCTCGTGACGGTATTTCTCTACCCGTTCGTGGATTTCGGCGGTTCCTTCGTATGCTTCGTTGTTGGTGGTTCCTGTCTGCCCAAGAATAAGGCGTGTGATAATCTTGTGGCAGCGTTCCATGAAGGGGTCGAATGCGTTGGTGGTGTTACCGGATATTTCTTTTCCGAATTCCACGGATTCCTGCGCATTCAATACACCGTTACGGCATGAACGCATGTCTTCAAGCATGTTGAAAAGTTCATCCCTTCGTTCCGCATCCATACGGTTGGTAATGACAAACATCCAGGGAACCCCGTACATGTCGATGTAGTTCAGCCAGCTACCAAATCCAAGCTTCTTGGCATAGATGGGCATGGCAAGCACATTCAGCAGACCGAGGTCCCAGTCTTTGCCAAACTGGTAGTAATAGGTTTCCATACCTCCTGTGCGGTAGGATATTCCCTGATTGTCGGTACTACGTTCCAGGATGTCACCTACCTGGGCAATGTAGTTGCACTGTGGCACTTCGGAAATTTCTTCAATTTCCATGGTGTCCTTATTCATTTTCTCCGTCAGGTCAACCAGTAGTGTGCCTTGAAGCTGTGACATGACGCACATTCTTCGCAAGTCCTGGAACCAGGTGCGCTCCAGCAGACGCTGTGCTTTATCTACTTTATTCCCTCTGCGGTCTACAATCTTATAAGTAGCCATCTGCAATGGGAGCACGCGGTTTTCGATAGTTGCCTGAAGGTCATCGTCGCGAAGAAGGTTCTGATAGATGTAGTACAATAGATAGCGGCGAGGCCTTTCGGGGTCGGTGGCTTGCATTACGGCCATCTGCCAGTCTTTTATTTCTTTTGTCCGCATATCGGACGATGGACGCTTGAACGGTATAGGGCCTGGTGTCATTCCAGGAATACCTCTCTTATCGTGATACACGGTAGCTACCTTCTGGAAGCTTGCCATTTGCAGCACATAATTTTCAATGCTGTTATAAATTTGTTTGAATGGATTTTTCATGACGTTCTATTCTTTTAATTGATAAATCATAGTATTCTTTATCTATTTCAAATCCTATGTAATTACGATTGGTGTTTATACAGGCTATTTCTGTACTTCCAGAACCGCTAAACGGGTCTAATACTGTGAATTTTTCTTGACTGACTAAAGCCAAAAGTCTTTCAAGTAATCGTACAGGCTTTTGAGTGGGGTGAATTGTGTTATAATGGTCTCTATGAAGTCTTATAACCGTTTTTTCTATTATCCCCTCCTTTATACATCGCATAGTGTTTATACATCTATCTGATATATTAATAGTGGATGATATTGATAAATTATTTTGTGTCTGTGTCTCATTTGACACTATCGTACCATTATCAAGATAGTCCTTAACAAGCTGTAAACTTTTAGGATTGCCTAAAACATTAGATAGCCTTTTAATGTCGCGTATAATTCTATCATTATCATATTTTTGCATCTCTATGTACGGAATACGACATTTATTAAATTTGGTTTTTCCAATAGAATGTATTGATATGCTTTCATGCACTCTTGATATATTAAGAAGAGGTGAAGAATTATAACACTTGTCCCATATTATTTCTTCCTTGAAGCTAAAACCCATATCAGACAGTATGCAGTTCCACCGATAGAAAGAAGTTCCCCTTCCAAAAAGAACAATAAACGAATCTTTTTTCAGAACCCTTTTACACTCTTTAAAAAAAGCCATTTCGTCAAACGCCCTATCAAGCCTTTGTTTTTTTAGATAAAGATATGGAGGGTCTGTCAATATGCAATCCACCGACTTATCGGGAATGCGCTTCATCCCTTCAATACAATCTTCGTTGTATATTTTATTCAACTCAATCATAACTTTGAAATTTTTTTAACTGATAATTTATAATATTCCTTATCTATCTCAAAGCCAATATAATTTCGCTTTGTGTTTATGCAGGCTATTGCCGTACTTGCAGATCCACTGAAAGGGTCTAATATTATATCTCCTTCACAGCTTATTATCGACAATAAACGCTCGATTAAACGCACGGGTTTCTGTGTCGGGTGTATAGCAGAATAATGGTCACGAAGCAGTGATATAATATCCCTTTCGTTGCATCCGTTTTTTATAGAATCAATACACGCAATAGCACGGTCTGAAGAAAAGAATCCGGTCTGTGCGCTTACATGTGTTTTGTGCGCTTTCTTTTTGTTATAAACCAGTCCGTTTTCTATATCTTCTTTTATCTTGTCTATATCGTTGTTTTTTATATAACTTATAATCCTTTTTGCATCACCAACAACTTTAGAATCATCATTGATACGAATCTCTTCATAAGGTACTTTAGACCGTAATATTGTTTTTCGGCCAATTGAATGTATTGAAATAGTCTCATGCTTTCTTGATAACGGAAGCAATGGTGATGTTGTATTAATCTTATCCCAAATAATCTCCTCTTTGAAAGTAAATCCCATATCAGCAAGAATACAATTCCAACGATAGAAAGAAGTTCCCCTACCAAACAAAACGATAAACGCATCTTTTTTCAATACTCTTTTACATTCAGAAAAAAAAGTATGCTCGTCAAATGGTCTGTCTAACTTTTGATTTTTAAGATAAAGATAAGGTGGGTCTGTTAGAATACAGTCCACACTATTATCTGGAATACGTTTCATCCCTTCCAAACAATCCTCATTGTAAATCTTATTTAATTCAATCATGACGTTCTAAAAAAAATATTCTTCTCTTCGGTTATTTATCCAGATTCCTGGCACTTTCCCGGTTTCAGGGTCTACAATTTCGGGCACATCCGTAAGCGGCATTTCCCCGTCGCGTATACGTGCCAGCACATCGTATGCCCATGCGTACAGCTCCGAATAGTCTTCAGGAACCTTGCGGGCGGCATTTCTTCGCACAGCCCTGTACACCACCATGCAGGTAATGATACGCTGAATCATTCCATTCTGAATGGGAGGCTCGCCAAACAGCTTGGTGCAGTCGTATCTACCTCCTATGTAGCTGCATACTTCATCGATACTTCCTTGCTCCAGCCTGTCAAGAATGGAACTGTCTTTCTCAATGCTGCTTTGTATCATCGGTTCTTGAATGACCGACTTCACATCTTCCATTGTAATGTATCTCATAATTATATAGGTGTGTAATTGTTACCATTCGTATTTCCTTCTTCTCCTCATCCGTGGTGGGCGGTACCCTTCACGCTTTTCCTTTTCCTCTTTAGGTACCGGAGGCGATGTGTACATCTCCAGTTTTTTGATGGCTTGTTCGTCGGCATCAGGACTGTCATCGTGTTCCGTCATTCCAGGTTCTATGGCGAAGAGCTGCTTCATGCCTACCTGAATGTCGGGGCTTCCTTTCAGTTGTTCATTTACGTAGATTCTACCGTTCTGATAGTACGGATGCATGGTGAGCAGACGGATAAGTTTTGCCATTGTACTTCGCGGTTCCTGACTGATAAGAAGGCTTACGCCTGTTTCTTTCTGTGTTTCCTGCAAGATTCGCTCCAGCTCATCGTTCCAGAACTGGCTTTCATACTGCCAGAACACTTCGATACCTTCTTTCTTCAACTCCAAGGTTTTCCAGCACATCCATTCTACGGCCATCTTCATTTTGCTTTGCTTCACGAATCCGTCTATCAGCCAGAAGTCATTCCGGTGTCTTCCCCACAGCTTTACGGCGTTGTAGTCGGAGGTTTCACTACCTGCATACGCTACATCCCAATGTCCTACGATGGCATTCATGCAATGAAGGTCGGGCATGGGTGCCCACTTTATCATTTCGGGCTTGAATATCTTTCCACGTACCAGCGGCTCGTGATTGTACTCTGCATGTGCGGCCAGGATACCCATGTCATTCTCCTGCTGACGGTAAAATTCAGCGGTGTACATGGATGGCCATGCCGGTTCGTAGGTGACTGGATTGTACGCACATACCAGGCGCCAGTCCCAGTCCTTGTGCCTTTCGCGAAGGATGGTCTGCACCATGCGCGATGCAAAACGGTTGTTGCTACCTATCAGTCTTCTCTTTTTCCCGGTCATGGTAGGAATCACGTCGTTCTCTATCCATTCGGCCAAATCGTCTTGCGTCTTGCTGTTCTTGATAGTCTGAGGGGTTTCCAGGTCGTCAATTCCCCAAAGGTCCGGACGATGTGCTCCCTTACGAAGGCCGCGCACTTTCATGCGGGCACCAAAAGCTTTGCATATCCATCCGCTTGTGGTGACGAAGTTTCCTCGTTCCCAGTAGCCGGGGTTTTCCTGCTCGCCGAAGTCATGCTTCAGCAGCTCGTTCCCTTCCAGTTCCGCACGAAGGTCTTCCAGCAAGTCGGCCGCACGGTCGAACGTATCGCTTACCAGGCAGAAGTAATGCGTCTCACGGTTAATCCAAAGCCACAGCGGTATGATGACATCGTTCCATACAGACTTTGCCAGTCCGCGTCCCCATTCCGCATATCCTTTGTACAGCGGATTTGCTTTCACCTTGTTGGCATGTTCTATCTGGAAAGGTGCGCTTTCGGATGTGGCATAATGCGGAAGGTAGGTAGAAACGAAGTAGCCTACATCTTCTTTTGCCCTGCGGATACGCGACTGCTTTTCCAGTATGCTTTCATCCGGATTCACCAGGTCTCTTGTAGTGCGTGCACGTGCCAGCTTTTCGAGGTATCTTTTCTGAATTTCCTGATCATTCTTTTTCATTAGCCCAAAAGTTTAGATACATCGTAAATATGTGCTTCCTGGAAGTCCAGACTTTCGTAATAAAGATGCGGATTGGCCGTCTTCATTGCATCGAACACACGGTCCATCACTTCCAGGTAAACGGAAAGCGTGATGCGGTTTTCCTTGTTCATGTTTTCCATCTGCTTTCCCCATGCGTTTACGCTATTGTCAAGACTGGCCGCCTGCTTTCGCAGTTCCATGACCAGCTCCTTGTCGCCTTCCTTCTCCGCTTCGTCTATCCGTTGCAAGATGTCCAGCTTGTCTTCAGCCAGCATACGGATAATTTCTTTGATATTCCCTGCCTGCTGCTTGCTGTTGACTACAGCCGCACGTCTTTCTTCTTTCCATAGTCCTTCGTTGTCGTTAATCCACTTGGATACGGACTTTTCGGACACTTTCAGGCGTTCGGATATTTCCTTGTTCGACAGGCCGTCGTTCACATAGAGGTCGTGTGCCTCCTTGCGAAGTTTTTTGTAGTATTCCTTGCTTCGTGCCATAACATTTAATTTACTGAGACAAAGGTCACATTATTATACGACCTCCTGAAAATGGCTTTTCATAAAGAAATTATTTGTTCCATAATGGAAAAAATTTTACCCTTTATCGACGTATTTTTTCCATCATGGAAACGCTCTTTCAGTACCTCACAGGCATTTCTCAACTTTGCGTTGTAATCGAAAAGTGTAACTAAAACGCAGATGAAGAAATGAACATCACAGCAAAAGCAGAAAACGGACGTGCCATCATCAGCATTAAAGGACAGATAGCCGGATGGAGGGATTCAGAGAAGAACTTTACCGCTACTGTAGACAGCCTGATAGAATCGGGCGTGAAAGACGCACATCTGTATATTAACAGTCCGGGAGGCGACTGTTTCGAGGCTAACGAAATTGTAAATGTGATGAAGCGTTTTCCGGGTAAGGTGACAGGAGAAGGAGGTGCACTGGTGGCCAGCGCAGCCACTTACATCGCCATTCACTGCCAGTCGTTCACGATGCCTGAAAACGGACTGTTTATGATTCACCAGCCAAGTGGAATTGCCAGCGGAAGGAAAGCAGAAATTAAAACCTACCTGGATCTTCTGGACAAAATCAGTCAGACTTATTATGATGCCTACATGGCGCGTACCACAATACCTGAAAAGGAATTCAAGGAAAAGTGGGATGCAGGCGACTTCTGGATGAACGCGAAAGAAGCCAAGGAATACGGTTTTGCTACCTCTATCGGAGGAAAGACCGACATCACAGAAGATACGGCTTCTATGATTGCGAAAGCCGGTTACAACGGTCCGGTATCATTAACCGTTGCAAAACAGATTAATAACCCTAAAACCCAAAAACAAGAAATGGAACTGAACGCATTACTGGTACAGTTTGGACTTTCGGCCAGCATGTCGGAAGGACAGTTTATCGAAACTATTAGTGAATGGAAACGCAAGGCAGAACGTGTGGAGATGCTGGAGAAGAAAGAAGAAGACCGGCAGAACGCAGAAATCGAAGCATTGCTTAACCAGGCTATTCTTGACCGCCGCATCACAGCCGACGTGAAGGAAGACTGGAGAGAGATGCTGGTATCCAACTTTGAAAGCGGAAAGAAGATGCTGGCAGCTATGTCGCCAGTGAAGAAGCCTGTAGTGGTGAAACCGCTTGGTAACAATTCGGGAGCCGACATGAAGTGGGAAGACATCATGAACGATCCGTCTGCATGTGAGAAACTGATGAAGGAAGACCCGGAAACTTACGACCGCATCTTCAATGAATGGGTAACAAAAAACAGAAAGTAATAACTATTAAATTTTGAATTATATGGCCGAATTACAAGCTAATCTCTATCTGAACAAGTATCTGGACCCTCAGCTCCTTATTGACCGTCAGAACTTCCGTGATGACTTCCTGGCTACGTTGGGAACAGTACCTCAGGCCGCACGCACAGCCGACGGTGTACGCCGAAACAAACTGATTAACAACGTAGAGTTCAAGGTGAACAACAACTCGAATTTTACCGCAAAACAAGTAGAAGGTAAAAACCTGATTGTAGAATGGGAAAAATATGATACGACTCCCACTGCCATTACAGATGTGGAACTCCGTTATCTTCCGTTCGACAAGGAAAGCGCCATCCGCAAACTGCATGACGACTGTTTTAAAAACGGTATGCTGAAACATGCCATGTACAAGCTTTGTCCGGAAAACAATGATGACGAGGATAACATGCCTGTACTGAAAACTACAGGTGGAAACGACGGAACTGGTCGTCTTCGTCTGACTTATGCCGACCTGGTAAACTTTGCCACAAGGGTGAAAAATTGGAACATGCCTATCGCCAACCAGCTGTACATGATTCTTTGTCCGCAGCATACAGCCGACCTGCTGCTTGATCCTAACGCGTCGAAGTTCTTCTACGACCGTTCTTTCTATGCTGACCCGAAGACTGGTAAGATTAAGGGATTCATGGGTATGCAGTTCTTTGAAAACAACGATACTCCTTATTACACAGAAGCGTCTTTGACTCGTGTGGCAGAAGGAAGCAAACCTTCTACAGGCACAGACTTGCAGGCAAGTATCGCTTACTATGCGCCTAACACTTATTATCACATTGAGGCAGTTATGTCTCTGTACTATCCGATGGAAATGGACACGAAGAGCAAAGATCCGCAGGCTGAATATCGTCAGCGCACATGGGGTATCGTAGACCGCATTGAAGAATTCGGTGTGGCTGCCATCGTATCAGGTAAAAGTGAATAAAGGAGGTGCTTATGTCATTCCAAGGAGTAACAATTAATAAAGTACGAGGCGGACTGGTGCGGGCAACCGACACCAGTGACCGCACCGTGCTTCTGGTATGCGGTGCTACTGCCATTCCTTCAAAACTGCCAGATTACACGGCGGTGAAGCTGAACAGCATCGAAGCACTGGAGCAACTGACATGGACAGAGGAAACCGACACAAAGAACAAGGAGCTTCTGTATTATCATGCCAGCGAAGTGTTCCGTCTTTCTCCGGAAAGGGACTTGTGGGTCATGGTGGTACCTAAAACCAAGAAAGTGTCTGAACTGGCACTGGAAGATGAATTTATCAACGGTATTCGTGCAATAGACGGAGTGAATACCATCGGCGTGGCCGGGTTGACAGCTGATGAAGACCTTCCTACTGCTATCAATGCAATGCAGCTTTTGGTGGAAGACCTGATGGAAGATAACATCTACATAGACTGTGTGCTGCTGGAAGGATTGGGTACCTATCTTACCGACGCATCGAGCGCGGAAGATCTTCGCGCACTGGAAGCGGAGAATATCTCTGTCATCGTAGCGCAGGACTATGATGTGGCACAGAGCCAGACAGGATACAACAACTATGCGGCTGTGGGAAGTGCGCTGGGTATGCTTTCTGTTCGCTACGTGCATGAAAACATGGGTAGTGTGGATATTGAAAGTCATCCTCGCACGGCAAAAGGTACCCCAGACTACAGCATGCTTGACAAGACGCTGGGACGATGGGTAAATCCGGCACTTAGTAACGGCACACTGATGACTTCTGTCAGCAAATCGGACCAGAAGACTTTGAATGAAAAAGGATACATCTACGCAAGTTCTTTCCAGGGATATGCAGGTGTATTTTTCTCCAACAGCCACACTTGCGTGGCAAAGGATACGGACTACGCATACATCGAATACAATGCCGTGTGGAACAAGGCGGCCAAACTGGTTCGGAATACGTTGATTCCTCGCGTAAGAAGCCGCGTAGATGCAGACCCTTCAACAGGTTACATTGCATCGGAAACCATCGCTTATTGGAGTTCTCTTGTTCGCCAGGCACTCGACACGATGACCAATGCCAACGATGTGTCCGACTTTGATGTTTACATTGATCCTTCGCAGGCAGCCGTGAGCGACAAGCCGTTTGAGGTGCAAATCAAACTGGTGGCAAACGGCATTGTGCATGAATTCTCTGTAGACTTAGGTTTCACCAACAAAATTGACTGATTATGGCACTACTGAAAACGCTTATCAATAAGTTCGGTAAGATGGCCGGATGGAACTCAGTATCCACCACTATGCTGGGACGTACTATCGAGGGAATCACGGCACTTTCTTACAACGACTCGCAGGAGGTAGAGAATGCATACGGAAGAGGTAACAAGCCGGTAGGTCGTGCGGTAGGAAACTACACTTCACAGGCCAGCATTACGCTGTATAAGGAAGAAGCCATCGCGCTTCAGCTTGCTGTAGGACCAGGAAACAATATCATGGATATTGAACCGTTTGACATTTCAGTGCTCTACGAATACAATGGTAAGATTTACAAGGATGTGATTCGTAACTGCCAGTTCTCAAACAACGGAGTAGAAGTGAAGCAGAACGACAAGACCATCGCTTACCAGTACACGCTTATCCCTTCTCATATTGACTGGGGACTTCAGGTGTAAAAAACTCTTTAAATAACGATTAAAAAGCATATAAATGGAAAATAAATTACAGAAGAAGTCAGACTACGAAAGCCTGACTACAGAAGAAAAATCAAAGATTAACGGATTCACCGAAGCGGAACACAAGGACTTGAAAGCCAAATACGGAAACCGCCTTCGCATGGTAACCGTGGAAACAGAAGACGGAAGATATGACTACCTGGTTATCCGTCCGAGCCGCGCACACATGATGCTGGTGGCAACCAAAGGAAAAGAAGGTGACTTTGAAGCAGCGAATAATGTGCTTATCCAGAACTGCGTAGTGGCAGGTGACAAAAAGGCCATCGACGATGACTATGCGGTATACAGCACCTTGCTTTCAGCCATTCAGGAAATGACGGAGGCCGTAAAGGCTTTTATCAGAAAAGCATAGAAAAACTGGAATCCTCGTTCACGGAAATAGAAGGAATCAATGCGATATTGAGGTATCATTATCGGGTTGACCCTGATACGCTGGATGAGGATTCCTGGCTCAGGCTCTATGCGGAATACCGGATGGTAAGGAAAACTGAGCTGAAAGAAACAGAAACAGCAGTGTATAACGCACTGGCTACAGTGGTAAACAAATTATTCGAAAAGAAAGATGGCTTCAACGACTACACAATGGATTCTTGAACTGGTGGATAAGATAACCGGTCCTCTTCGTTCGGCTACTGAATCGGCACAGAAAATGACCGATACAGTAGAACAGACCACGGATGAGGTGGAACAGTTGGGCCAGCAAGCCAATGAAACCGCATCTATTCTTGAAAAGTTCGGGAAAGGAATGTTTTTCATGAACGAAATCAAGGATAGTCTGGATAGCGTAACTGATGCTTTCGACAAAGCTATTCAGCCGGGAGTACAGTTTCAATATGCCATGTCGCAAGTTCAGGCTATTTCAGGTATTGCCGGTGATAAGTTTGATTTGGTTGAGCAAAAAGCAAGAGATCTTGCAAAAACATTTGGTGTTGATGCATCGGATGCAGCTGGCGTGCTTTCCACATTGCTTTCACAATTAGGTCCACAGATTGCGGAATATCCTGATGCAATAGAAAGCATGGCCAGAAGTTCTTTGACTCTATCAAAGACAATGGATGGAGATGTGGCTGGAGCTGTAAGAGCGCTTACCACTTCATTCAATGCGTTTGAGGGTGAAGCAACAGATGTGGATTCAGCGGCTAAATTAATGAATATGCAGATGAACTTGATTGCCAAATCTGCACAGGTTGGTGCGGCTGAAGTAGTAGACATCTCTGAATCATTGAAGAATATTGGCCCAGCAGCAAGTAACCTTGGGGTTTCATTTGCCGAAACAAATGCATTATTCCAGGTACTTGGACAAAATCAAATCAAAGCTGCTGAAGCTGGTACGGCTCTTCGAAATGCCATGCTTATACTTTCTGCTCCGACAAGTGATGCTGCTAAAGCATTACAGGCATTAGGAGTAGATATGAGTGTAATGTCAGACAAGTCGATACCTTTTGCAGACCGATTGAAAGAACTGGTTCCTGTGATGAACAATACGGAAGTAATGGCAAGGCTGTTTGGACGAGAAAATGTAGTAGCAGGTCAGATATTGGTGGGTAATACGGAGAAGATAAAACAATGGACTGAAGAAGTACAGGGTTCCAATTCAGCCGTAGATCAGGCTAATATTATCATGAATACCACTGCGGAAAGAATGAAAAGAATGGATGCATTTATTAATGACCTGAAGATTTCTTTCTTTGAATTCGTTGAACCTTTTGCTCCTATTATCAAAGTATTGGGTGTAGTAACTGGTGTTATTGTCACATTAGGTATGGTGGCTTTCAGCGTGACCAATATCATGCAGCTTGGAATCACCAAGACGGCAATTACCTGGGCTGCATCTTGCAAATTGATTACACGCTCTATCTATGGAATTCCGATTATCGGATGGGTGTTGGCTGTAATTGGTGCAATCGCTACACTGTATAACAGCTGGGAAGGATTCAGAGTATACTTTATGGGATTTGTCAATACGATTAAGGAACTGTTTGTGCAGCTTGTAAAATTTGTAATTAATGCAGCAAGTGCCATTTTTAAAGCGATTAATCCTGCAAACTGGTTTGATGATAACTTTAGCTTTTCCAGCGTTTGGGACGAATTTGCAAAAGAAATGTTAGCTGGTGGTGAAAAAATAGCAAAGGCTTGGAATGAAGGTAAGCAAAAAGGTCAGGAAAGCTGGAACCGTTCAAGAGGAATTACTACAGACCTTCCGCAAATGAATAAACAAACAAGTATATCTTTTGCACCAAAAACTACAGATGGAAATAATCTTTCTTCCGGTAGCACAAGCACTGGAGGAAACGGAACTATAGGACTGGGTGGAAGCGGAAAGTCGGGAGGTGCACGTAACATTACCATGAATGTGACGATGAACAACACTTTCACCGTATCAGGAGATTCAGACTACCGTAAGATTTCCGACAGAATCAAGCGGGAACTGATAGCTGTTTTGTCGGATGTAACACCTGCAATAGGATAAGGATATGATTAATACAGGACTTAATATTGCCAATCTGTTTGCTGAAGTATTCGGCGTATCATCGCCTATATATATTCCGTGGGGAAGAACATTGCCTGACTTCCCTACGGAACAATATAAGGACGTGAAGCTGGCCAGCCGAGAAGAAGTGGAAAGAAGAAGCTGGATGGGTACACCTGTACTCGACTCTTTTATCCTGGATGGAGGTACTTACAAGCACTACAGTGATCAGGGAGAATTGACAGATGTCAGCATGAGCGACTTTCTGATGCCTGCGGCTACGCTGGTAGAGTTTAGCCGGGATATGAACGTATCGAAAACAAAGGTGCTTGGTGCTAAAGGAACCGTGAAGGAAATATACGGTATCAATGACTGGAATATCAACATACGCGGATTCTGTCTTACGGATAATTCAAGGGATTCACAGAAAACATACGAGGAACAGGCTCACGCACTTGTTCTTTTCCGCGATTTAGCCGACAGCATCAGCGTGACAGGTGACCTTTTCCTGAATAAAGGAATAACGGCAATCGTGATGGAGAACTTTCAGCTATCTCCTGTACAGGGAATTCCTGAAATGTACTCTTTTTCGATTCAGGCTACAAGTGACCAACCTTATTTGCAGAAAGTATGAGTTATGCGATGTGTGCCAGAATTACGTTCCCTGCTAATGACAGCAGAACGGAACTGAAGATTTTCTATGTGACTAGCGTAGAAATAGCAAGCTCGTGGAAGATGCTTACCGACACTGCTGACATTGTGATTCCCCGGAAAATAAGAACTTTCTCAGGTCAGGATTTATTCACTTATTTCCAGCCTGGAGATGCGGTGAAAATAGAGCTTGGATACAACGGGAATTATGTAACCGAATTCGAAGGATATGTGCAGAATGTATCACGCGGAATACCGGTGAAACTGCATTGTGAGGATGAGATGTACAAGCTGAAAAGAAGGTCAGTATCGTATTCAAAGAAGAGTGTCACGCTTGGAAATCTTCTGGCTGACCTTTGTCCGGAATATGAGATAGTGACTTCCTTCGGTGACACGGAACTGGGAGCCGTAAGGTATTCGAATGTGCTGGTTTCTGCCGTTCTTGATGACATTCAGAAGAAGACAGGGCTTTACAGCTACTTTGTCGGTAAGACGCTTTACTGCGGAAATGTGTACACGGATAACGTGCAGCTTCCGGAAGTACGTATCGAACTGGAGAAGCAGGCGGTAAGTCAGGACTTACAGCACACGGAAGGCGACTACGAAGTGACAGCACTGGCTATCCTTAAGGGTGGAAAGAAGCTGGAGGCAAAAGCAGGAACAAAGGGTGCTGAAACAGTAAGTCTTACTTACAACGACAAAGACCAGAAGGTTACGCTGGAGGTACTGAAGGACTTTGCGGAACGATACTATGAGGGATTGAAAAAACAGAAGTACAAAGGTGGAGTGGAACTGTTCGGTATTCCTTCCGTCCGGTTTGGCATGGTGATGGATTTGAAAAGCATGATCACGCCGGAAATGGATGGTAAATACTTTATCGAGAAAGTGACAAAGACTTTTTCAGACAATGCCACATACCGGCAAAAAGTAGAACTGGGAGGACGTGCGGAATGACACTGGATGAAGAATTGAAGCAGGCTATGTCTAAGCTTCCAGGGCAAACAAAGGCGACGCTGGTATGGGTAGAAGTGCTTTCAGTGAATACAGAAGAGAAGACAATGGATGCAAAGGTAGTGACCGACGGGCTGGAGTTTTACGACATTCAGCTGGGTGCAGGTTCCGTGATATTGTATCCTAAATCTGGTTCTTTATGCCTGGTTGGTATAGTGGAAGGACAGTCTTCGGATGCATTTCTCATATCGGCTACTGAAGTGGAAAAGATGGAAATCGCCTCATCGGCTGAAATCGTGATAAACGGAGGAAGTAACGGAGGGTTGATTAACATCGGCACACTTACCGATAAGATTAACGAACTGGTACGCACATTCAATGGCCACACTCACCAGGTGAGCACCACCGGTTCTGCTACGGCACAGACAGGAACCGCTGCTTCGGTCACATCGAAAGCCAGCGAACTGAATAAACAGGATTATGAGGACACTAAAGTGACGCACTGATATGATGAAAGGAATAATGCTTGACGACAGCGGAGACTTGCTGATACAGGAAGGACTTACGCTGGGAGATACAACGATTCAATGTGCAGCCATCGTGCTTGGAATGAATCAGGGTGAATGGAAGGAAGACCCGGCACTGGGCCCTAACCTTCTGAGGTATATACGCTCATCTGCCAACCGTGCAAAGATAGAAAAGCAGATTCGCTTGCATCTGGAACGCGCAGGAGTGGACTACAATGAACTGGAAGAGAACATTCAACTTATTTTATCAGAAAATGAAAACTGAAAGTATGGAAATCATTACAGGAATCAAAAACATGCTGTCTACGCTATTCAGCATCACGCTGGCATACTTCGCACCGGTGAAGGACATGGTGTTTGTTATATTCTTCATCTTCGCGATTAACTGTCTGGCCGGACTCATTGCCGGCATTGTGGCCAAACACGAACGGTTCAACAACCGGAAGTTCTTTCACTGCCTGCTGGAGACGTTTGTGTTCTACGTAATCGTGCTGAGCATCTACATTATCGGAGAGAAGATGAAGAACCTGGACGGGGCTTTGCAGTGCATTACAGGCATTGTGTATGCCGTGTGCTACTTCTACGGGGTGAACACACTGCGAAACATGCGCAAGCTGTTCCCTCACTCTAGGCCGCTGAACTTCATGTATTATGTGCTTAGCTTCGAAGTGGTACGGAAGATACCTTATTTACAACAATTTTTAGATAACGAAAAGAAAGAGGAGGAAACAAAATGACACAGTTACCAAGAGGTTTACGCAACAATAATCCCGGAAACATCCGGCTGAGTAAAGATAAATGGCAGGGACTTCGCGAGGAACAGACGGACGGAAAATTCTTCCAGTTCATCGCTCCCATATGGGGGTATCGCGCACTGATCCGCACGCTTCAGAACTACCACCGTCTGTACGGATGCCGCACCATCGCGGAATACATCAACCGCTGGGCACCCGCTACGGAGAATCACACATCGGGCTACATCTCAGCCGTGTGCAGGGAAATGCAGGTGCCTACCACATTCGAACCCGATGTGAACGACCAGGCGACGATGTGCGCTTTTGCGTCGGCTATCAGCCTGGTGGAAAACGGTATTCCGGCTGTGCAGCAGGATGTACTTGATGGGTGGAAAGCTTTGTAGAACTTTAAAAAGAATCAATATGGAAACAATCTTCGGAATCATATCGGCGTTGATTTTCGCCGTTTATACCGCAGTGGTAATCTACAAGACAGGCGGTATTCCTTATTCAATTTCAGAAACCTATTACCGGCTGGAGCACCCGAAATGGTTTTCCGTCTGCCTGGGGCTTAACGGATTTACGTTCTTCGTGTCAGCAGTAGGACGCACGCCTGAAAACATTCAGTTCCTCGTGTTCCTGGCATTAATAGGAATGATAATCATTACACTTTCACCCCGATTCAAGGAACGAACGGAAGGAATTATTCATTATTGCGGTACCGCACTTCTTCTGCTCAGTACGCAGGCGTGGGTGGCATGTACGAATCCCTGGCTCCTGATTACCTGGCTTCTTCCGATAGTCTACATCGTGCGGCACGTGATGGCCGATAACATGCAGTCAGATTTGTGGAATAAGATAGTATATGCAAGGCCCGCGTTCTGGCTGGAGATAACCGGATTCATTATCATTTTTATTAACCTGATACTGTTATGATGGAAAGACTACTCGATAAGGCATACAAGTGGATGGAAAGCTTTCTGCTGCTTGTAGCCCTGGCACTGATGCTGACGTCCTGCAAGTCGCAGCCTCCCATGAAGCTGGATGCTACCACCGACAAGCAGACGGATACGAAGACCGACACGCAGGTATCGGACAGCAGCTATCAGCATACGCAGGAGATGATTAAGGAACTTTCCTCCAGCTGTTGGCAGAAGCTGGAGGAGGTTACGGCAAGCTGGGAGCGCACGGAGTATTCACCTCCAGATTCTACCGGAAAGCAATATCCTACCAGCGTAACGACGGGGTCTGTGAACAGCAACACCCAGGAAGAGAGAAGGGATACTTCGCAGACAGATACGAAGATAGAAACCATGTCTGCCGAGATAACCCATATTAACAGCAGGATGGACCGGATAGAGCAGGAAGTATCGACGGTGAAAGCGGAAAGGAAGGAAACACTATCGTGGTGGCAGTCGGCCCTGATGTATCTTGGAGGAATAGGTTTCCTGATAATTATTGTAAGACTTATATGGAGGGAGCTGCCATGAACGTGACGGTATTACCTAACCAGACACTGGCCGACATCGCCATACAGGAATATGGAGACCTCGCAGGGGTATTCTTCCTGGCACGCGAGAACGACATAAGCCCTACGGAGAAACTTACGCCCGGCATGACGGTCAGTGTGCCGGACGTAGTTATAAACCGGGAAATGCAGGAATACTGCAAGGCTAACAATGTGTCGCCCGCCACCTCCGAAACATCCGACAGCGAGGTGCGGCTGAAGATATTCACGGAACAATTCACAGAACAGTTTGTATGATATGGCAAGAACAATCGCAGAAATCAAAAAGACGATGACCGACCGCTTCATGGAGGACAACACCTTGCGCGAAGCGTATGGCATCACGGGAGAAGATGCCACATGGGAAAACACTTTCAGCACCGTATCCATCGAGAATATTCTTATCTACATCGTGGCTGCCTGTGCCTATGCCCTGGAAGTGATGTTCGATGCGCACAAGCAGGACGTAGACGAACGCATTGCACAGAGCATCGTTCCTACCGTCCGCTGGTATCACGCCCAGGCACTCGCATTCCAGTACGGCGACGCGCTGGAGTATGACGAACAGACGCACGCTTTCCGCTATCCGGTGGCGGATACGGCTAAGCAGGTGGTAAAATACTGTGCCGTACAGGATGCAGGAAACACGATACAGATACTTGTATCCGGTCAGGAAAACAATCTTCCCACACCGCTTTCTGAAGACGTTCTAACGGCTTTTAAAAGCTATATGAACAGCGTGAAAATAGCTGGTGTATTCCTCAGCATACGCAGTCTTCCGGCCGACAAAATAAAGATTTCCGTAAAGGTGTACTACGACCCTCAGATTCTTACCTCAGACGGCACACGCATAGACGGTGGAGGAAAACCCGTAGAGGATGCCATTAACGCCTATCTGGCCGGAATCGTGTACGGAGGAACATTCAACAAGACCAAGTGCGTAGACGCGATACAGAACGTACAGGGAGTGACCGATGTGGAACTGGGAACCGTCCAGACAAAGACAAGCACCGGTGAATCGTATGCAGTGGTCACAGGTAACAACTATACGGCAGAGTCCGGCTGCTTCATTGCAGAAGATCTATCTAATACAGTAAGCTATGTGGTACAAAATTGACATATTCAAATTTGCGTTTCTTCTTCTTCCTCCTCCTCTCAGGAAGAAGAAGATGTTTGCGTTTCTGAAGGTGATCACGCTTCCCATATCGTACCTTCACGATGAACTGATGAAGTATCGTGACCTGTGCGACAGCCGGCTGAGCGTGAACGGCCAGGTAATCTACATCGAGAAGGCGCTGAATGATTACTTTCTGTTGCAGAATAAGGATATTTATATCACTGACTACAATGTAGAAGAGATTACAGACACTTATTTGTATGATGAAGGAGACCCTCCTACATACTTTTATGATGAAGACAGTCAAAATGTAACTTATCTTTCAGACGGAGAAGTGAACGATATGCTAAGATTTATTGTAAATGTTCCTTCTTACCTGGAAGACAGAATTGAAGAAATTAAGGCGATAGTGGAATACAATAAACCCGCAGGCCGATTGTTTGATATTAATATATACCAGTATGATTAAAGAGATAGCGACCTACACAGGAGGACAACCTGTTTATACAAAAGACCTTGCTTTCCTTCAGGAAGCATTTAAAGAAGCAATAATTTGCATGAACAAGTCTATCGGTGACACATACATTCTTTATGGCGCACTTTCCGGTTCTAATGTGGTGGAAGGTGCAGTGGTAATTAGCGGAGATGTATATAAAGTTACCGCACTTGGTGAGATTGGGAATAACAAGCTTTGCTTCCGTAAAAAAGAAACTAGCGAAAGAACCTTCAGAAATTCTGAAAAGCATAAAGTATATGTGGATTATGAAGCATACTTGAGTACGGACACTAGCGGCTCAGTGGCATGGATTGACTTGAAAACTGCATCAAGAGCAGACAAAAGAGTTACTGAACTGGAAAGTAAAGTATCAACACTTGAATCATATAATGCAGACAGTAGACTTGATGAGTTAGAAGGTAAAGTCTCAACACTTGAATCTGTTAATCCTACAGAGTGGAAAAATATACCAGTTACAGGTGAAGGACTTGACGGAAAAGTGAGATATAAAATTGATAAAAGGACAGACACCGTTATCTTAGATGTACAGATTGGTACTTACAGTCAATATAACAATGATATTAATAAAAGTATGTTCGACTGGCCATCTGAACTTTCAGAATATAACAATGCAATGACTGTTTCTGTTTCAGGTGGATCTGGAGGATTATATACCGCAAAATCTGTATGCCTACGTAGAGGCGCAAAAGGAATGAATGTATATGATGATAGTGGTCCGTACAAAATTCCTTCTAACCAAAGTATATCAGGTACTTTTTTATTAAGTAAAAACGAACAGTAACTATGACAGCAACAGAGCTTAAAAAACGCGCAATCGCGCTCGCAGAAAAGACAAAGATAGACTCAGTAACTCCGGAAGAAGTCGGCCAGCTGAGCAACGACATAGTAGAATACATCGAGAATGTGGAGATTAACGGAAGCTCACTGGGAATCCGCAAAACCTACACATCCGTGTCAGCCATGGAAGCAGACTCCACCGCACCGAAGGACGACAAAGGCGTCCTTCTCCGTCGCGGCATGCTGGTGAACATCTACAACCAGTCAGAACCAGACTCCGCAGATAACGGAAAGGTCTTCAGCTTCCAGAACCCCGGATGGGCTTTCCGCGGAACAGTAGATGCCGGGTATGCAACCAAGGAAGAACTTACCGAGCTAGATAATAAAAGTAGTTATCAATCTGTTTCTATGGTTATGAATACCGGCGGAAGTGGAGCGGCTTATATCGGTGAAACATTAAAAAAAGATTGGGGTGATGATGTTCTTTTGACAATAAATCAATGGAATATAAGTAACAAGGATATTAGATTTTCTTATCATGTTGATGGAAATGAAGGACAGAAAATAAAGATTCTCTCTATAGATGGTCCAGGTAATTACATTGTAAATTTTGAAGGCAAACCTACTGATATAAGACCATACGTATTAGCCTCGGAAATTGAGATGGAAGGTGAAGTCAATATAACATTGTATGATAGATTAGGTACAATGCAGTATATTAATTCATTGGATATTGTTAATAATACTAATGAAATTAATACACTAAAAGAGGATGTGTCTTTGACTAATACTATTATTAATGGGGGGGGGATTATCGTTTCAAGTATTACGGGAAAGGATTTGATAAATGATTCGGCATACTGGGGATTGAATTTTGATATAGGTTATAAATTGTCTGATACTCCACAAAGTGTTGAAAATTATTCTGGTTATGTCGCTGAAGTCAAATCTGGTCAGATAATTAAGTTAAAATCAATAAATAATACTAACATAATTCCATGGGCGATAACTGATAACGAAAGACTGATAGTTGCAAAAAATGATTCATTTGGAACAGGTTCTTTGGAAAGTTATACCATCAATGTTGAGAAAGATGGATATATTTATACAAACCAAAATACAGCTACAAAGAGTAGTTTCTCTCTTATTATAGAAGAGGAAAGTACTGATGGATTGAATAAAAAAGTTTCTGATAATAGCAAAAGTATTGATGAATTAAATAAAATAATCAATACAGGTAGTGAAGAAGAGATTGTAAAAAATGTAACTTCAGCCGAGCTGACCAATGATTCATCTTATTATGCTTTGAATATAGAAATTGGAAGCAAGGCTCCAGAAGTTCCATTAGAAATATCTAATTATTCTGGTTATGTTACCGATGTAAAAGCAGGTCAAGTAATTGAACTGAGTTCTACAAATAATACCAACATTACACCATGGGCACTTACAGATAATAATAAAATTGTAAGACAGATAAGCGATGTTAAGGGCACAGGTTCTTTGGAAAATTATAGTTTAGTCGTTGAAAATGACGGATATATTTATACAAACCAAAACACAGCTACTAAGGGAACATTTTCGCTCGTCATTAAGCAGCAATATTCGCAAAAAGGATTGATAGAAGAAGTTGCAGGGTTGAAAGCCGGAAACATCTTATTAACCAATATAGTAAGCAAAAATGAACAAGATATTGCGGACTTGAAAAAATCACAGGGTGGTAGTTCTACTGTTAGAATAGGTTTTATGAACCTGCAAAATGAGGAAATAACCGATGGGAAAAGAGTTGAATTGGAGTATAATAATATTCGAAAAAACTATTCAATATGCGGATATATTAATTTCACAAAATTTGAAAAAGTTAGATTTGGTAAAGATACGAGTGAACAAGGATTTATTATTGAAGTAGATAATACCAATGTGAAATTAACCAGAAGTCGTAACGGTACTGATGATACTCTATACCCTCACGGATTGACTATTAGCACATTTCTTGGATTTGATATAAGAAATGTTGGTGGGTATTCTCAACTTTTCTTGTATTCCGATTCAGGTAGATATAAGTTGGAAAAAGAGATAATGAATCCTGGTTATGATTCGGCTTTTTTTGAATCTGTTGGTACCACAGGAACATTATTATCGTTTTCGCAAGTAAATATTGATTATAATAAAGATATATGGCTTATACAAGACAGCTATGGCGGTTGGGTAAACTGGGGATGGGCCTATAATCTTTATAAGATTGGTTATGATACATTCCTTCTTGATTCTCATGGTGGTGCAGGAAGTTTGTCTCAGCTTACAGTTCTAAAAACACATCTCAAATATGCTACTCCAAAATACTTAGTGTGGGCGATGGGGATGAATGATAAGGATACTGGAGATATTTATAATGCAAATTGGAAATTGGCATTAGATGAGGTAATACAGATATGTAATGAAAAAGGAATAGAACTGATACTATGTACAATACCTAATGCTGTCAAAGAGGGATATATTAATACATATAAAAACAGATATGTAAGAACATTATCAGAAGAACAAAGCTACAAATTAATTGATTTTGCGGATGCTGTTCAATTAAGTTTTGAAAGTTCAGAGTGGAAACCGGGGTTATTATCTGATGACGAACTCCATCCAAATGAGAAGGGAGGACAAGTATTATCAATAAGAGCGGCAACTGATTTTCCCCAGTTGTTGAACGGAAAAACTATATCTTCGATTCCCTCATTTGTAGAATAACTTGGTAAGTTTCAATAAAGATGAAAAATAACATTATAGGATTTGTGGTCTACCTTCTGGCCACAATCCTTCTTTCTCCGTCAGCAGGAATCATACTGCTGGCAATGAAGGAAAATTCAGACAGATGCCACTATTACGGTGGAAAGTGGAATATAACAGATTTAGCAATCGGTATGGCTGCTGTTTCCATTGGTGTGGCAGTAAGATACTTTTTTGGATTTCATATATTCTAAAAAATAATATTTTAATATTATGTGTAAGACACAACTTTTTAATGACATTCTTCACTTCGTTTCTGAAGAAACAGAAGTACCAGAAGTATTAATACTTTCAAACAACAAGTCTACAGCAGTAGTAGATGCAAGAAGCATATTAGTAGACATATTAAGAGAAAAAGGATTATATCCTGTACAAATTGCAGAGTATATGCATAAAACTCCAGCTGGAATACGCAATCTTATCACAAAGTTTGAAATAAGAAAAAAGAGTAACGGAATACTTGCAATATATTCGCAAAGAATAAGAAACAGGATGAAAACTGAATCTTAGACTAGTCTTTCTATTAGCCATAATTTTGCTGTGTCATTAAAAACATAGTATTAACATTAAAACTTGAAAGTATGGATACTGAAAAGAAAGAAGTCGTTGAAAAAGTGATTCATGAAGACGGTGCTAACAAGTACGCTTCTAAGTCTACAGCTAACACTGGTTTGGGATTTGGTATTGCAGGTACTGTTCTTGGAGCAGCAGCATTGTGGGGACGCGGACGTGGTTTAGGATTTGGCAACGGTATGCCTGAAAACGTAAACATCAACAACGTAGGCGGAACTTCATCTGCTACTCCTTCTGCATTCCAGTCTTGGGCTAAAGAATGCGACGACGTGGTAGAACTGACCAACACTATCTGGTCTCAGAAAGTTAACACCCTTGAACTTATGGCTGGCGCACGTGAAATCGACGTGAACGAGAAATTCCAGCTGTGGAAATCTCAGGTTGACGCAGACTTTGGGCTGTATAAGTCTACACGTGACAGCTTCGATGCTTTGTCTGCAAAACAAAACGCTGACGCATTTGCTTTGTACAAAGGACAGCGTGACAACTTTGACATTCTGGCCAACAGAATTGCAAGCCTGGAAAAAGAAGTTGCTATCAACGCTGCTGTTCGTCCTTATCAGGACAAACTTATCCAGTGCGAAATCGAAAAAGCTTACACTGCCGGAATCAACTACACTGATCGTAAGACCTGCCGCATGATTTCTGGAGAGGTTGTATTACCTAACACTCCGACTGTCACAGGCTTTGGTTCTTACAATCCTTGCGCTTGCGTGCAGACAGCATCCACTGGAGCCTGATTTTAAGGTAGGGCATCTTCGGGTGCCCTACTTCTTTTCTATCCATCTAAAAAAAGAAGATTATGCAGAATATCTATGTAACCGGTAATGATCCGTTAATGCGAACACCCAGCTATTCCAATCCTTCAGATCTGGATTTGGAAATCATTCGACTACAACAAGCTCAACAACAACTAGAGCAAAAAAGACAGCAGCTTCAGCAGGTTCAGATTCAGCCACAACAAAGTCAGTCGCCTGTATGGGATGAAATAGACAGAATTACTTCTGAGTTGTCTGAGAGTGAATTTTCCATGTTGAATGAAAACGAGGAATTCCAAAAATCACAAAACCTTGTAATGAACATTTTGCAGCAAGAATACATGAAAATCATGCGCCCTATTGTAGAACGTTCACATGAAGGTAAAAAAGCTCTGGAAAACCATCTTTCAATTTTGAAAAAATGGAAAAAGACAATTTCTGAAGATGCAAATAAGAGCCTGATGCTATTCCAGGAATACACCGAAAAGTATTCAAATATGACTTACGCTGAATTTTTGAAAATGAAAAAAGAACAGAAAGGGTAAAAAATGTACACAATCGATAAAATTGATTTGCTAAAGTCCGATATAAGAACAGCTGTTCAGACATGGGGAGAAAATAAAATAGATCAACTCTGTTCGTCTCACCCGCGTTTGTCAACAGCTTCTATTTATATTAAAAGAGGATTGAAAAACTATTTGTCTAAATCTGACAAACAAATATCAAGCTATGTGGATGCTGCAATGCTTTTTATTGCAGACGAAAACGGGAACATAGATACAGACATGCTGATTAATGATGCTGTATCAATCTTCAGACAAATGGATGTGTATGAAACTCAGATGGCCGGGTTTAATATCAAGATAGGAAAAGGTGAACTGAATTTAGAAATACCATCGAATCCTATGCTTGACTTTTTATTTGGCGACCTTGGTAAAATCAGATTAAACGCTGATGATTTATTGGAAATTAAACAATTATTAAAGTAAAAAGATATGAAAGAATACAGTTATGACAGTATGCTCGAAGAAGCTAAATCAGCAGGTGTGTTAAACGAGCAAAAGATGTATACTTCTGCGTGCATGGCGGCAAAATACATGAGAATGGCGCAGAACGGAGAGCTATCGAAAGAAGGATACTGGAAATTCATGCGTGAACAGCATGAACTTTTCTACGGTCCGCATTACAACGAAGATTTTGCAATGTACGATGTAGCTGGTATCACTTACCTCAGCAAGTCAGGAGACCGTCGTACAGGTGCACACTGGACAAAGGACGACATCGAAGCCGCAACAAAAGGAATGTCGTTCCCTTCAGGAACAACAATCTGGGACAAGTATGTAGCGTTCAATGCGTTCTACTCTGACATGTGCCAGCTTCTTGAAGACGATATAATCCTGAAGGCTGCACACAAGTTCTTCTTCCAGGACGAAGATGCCGCACAAGGCAAAATATGGAAGTACATGCAGGCTGTGAAGAAGATTTAA